AACAAAACGTGCTTCTGGTGGAATGATCAATGGAGGTTCTGGCACAAAGGACGATGTTCCCGCTCTCTTAATGGGTGGAGAATATGTAGTAAGAAAAAGTGCTGTAGAAAAATATGGACCATCTTTCATGGATGAGATCAATGGAGGAAAAATAGAAAAATTTGCCTCAGGAGGTCTTGTAGGTGGAAACTTCGCAGATATATATGGGAGACCGTTTGAAGCTAACAGCAGGAATAGATTTGAGTCTTCAAGTGCTTATGGCAATCCTCTTAAAAGTGGTAGATTAGCCATTCAAACTGGACAAGGCGGATTCTTCGGCCCTGGTATACGCGGAGGAGGGGCCATAAAAGGAGCCAACGATTTAATTTCTTTTGCTGGTCAAGGTTTTACACAGGGATTGAGTGATACTAAAAGATTTAGCAGTTCAAGAAGTGGAGGAGCAGCTTCAATAAGCTTAGAGCCTGAAAGTGTAAGATTGACAAACTTTGGAAGATCTAGAGGAGCACCGTTACAAAGGTTAACTCAGGAAGCAAAAGGTCAAGCTGTAGATGCTTTCACAAAAGAAAATAGCGAAAGAACAAGGCTTAAACTAGAAGAAAAGCAAAGGAAAAAAGAAAGAAAAGAAGCATTTAAAAACGCAATCATCGGAGCTGTTGTTAGTACTGCATTCAATGCTATAGCAAAGTCGGCTTCAGCTGGATTCCAAAACAAGTTTGCAGAAACAAGAGATGAGGGCGGCGGCGCTGGTAATCTTTTAAAATCTATAGGCTCTGGACTCAAGGGTGTATTCACTGGAGGAAAAGTAGAAGGTCTTGATGGAAACTTTGGTGGGCTTGTTAATATATTCAGTGAAAAAGGAAATCTTACAACTACAAACCTATCATCTTTCTTCGATAAAAACCCAACTAGTAAAATTGCTGATCAGTATATAGCTAGTAACCCTAATAGCCCGTTAGCTAAAGAGGTTATTAATAACAGATTGCTTGCTAACTCTCTTGGTATAAATTCATCGGAACCTAGCAGTGATCTTAGTAGAGAGACTAGGAATGTTTTTGAGGAGATACCTATTAAGGGGGCTAGGGCTACTGGAGGTTACGTTCCATCTAGTGCTGGTATTGATAACGTTCCGACGATGCTTTCTGGAGGAGAGTTTGTAATGAACTCCGCAGCAACACAAAGGATTGGACAGGGGAACCTTGAGAACCTAAATGCTGGATTCCAGGAAACACAAACAGAAAATTCAGAAGAACTTTTGGATAAAATTCAAGAACTTATAGACATCAATAAAGAGTCTGGTGGAGGGTCTGGAGATATTAGCATTACGGTTAATTCTACGTCATCAGGTTCGTCTAACGGAGAATCCGAAGAGTCCTCTGATGGAACAAGCAAAAAGGACCAAGAGCTTGCAAGAAAAATCAAGGATCAGGTTCTTCAGGTTATCAATGAAGAGAAAAGACTCGGAGGAACACTTAGAAGAGTATAATGTTTGATTTAAAATTAAATGACGAAGTTAGGTTCTTCTTAGGCGGCTATGAGTTGTCTGGGGTGGAATCTCTCTCTGTTGTAAACTCAAGCACCGCTTCAAATATATTTCCACTTGGAACCAGGAAGGGGTTAACCTCTGTGGATTCAAAGCAATCTCAGTCTGTTAGTTTTTCTAGGTATCTTACTTATGAAGACCCTGTTTTAGATTACACTGGTATATTACCTATTTCTGGTGATGTGTACTACGAAAATTCTCACTACGGTTTTGCCTCTTCCTATTTGTCCAGTTATGCTGTTAATTGTGCCGTGGGTGCTGCACCTAGAGTTTCTGTCACATTAGATGTGCTTGATGAAATGTCAATAGATCTAGACACAAGCAATAATCTTTCACCACTGCAACACCCTCCGATAGATATACCCAGTCAAGGATCTATTGTCGCTACCTGCGAGCAATCTGCGACAAACAGAATAACAAGCTTTAATTACTCTTTAAAACCAAGAAGAAAATATTANTATACAATAGGTTCTAATGTTCCTTCTGCGGTAGAAAGATTTTCACCTATGGAGTATTTAGCTGATATAACAATAGATGTGGATGATGCTTTTCTACAAGACGGGTTTTCCTTTTTGGAAGAAAGAGAAAACAAAAATGTATCATTATCTATAAACGGGAGAAATGGGTTGCCAATACAAACTTTAACGGTTCCTAACGCGAGTTTAATTTCTGAGAACTTGTCAGTATCTTCTGAAGGAGGTGCAACATTAACACTAAACTATAAGGGTCATATTTAATGTCTGAAGAATATTTTTATAATAGAGTAGCTAACTTTTCTGGTGTTTCTACAGTAGATCTTACAGGGAAGAAGCCTGACTACGGTACAACCGTTAATTTTACTGCTACAAATTTAAAATTAAATGTACATGATAATCATTTGTATATTATACCGCTTGGTATTAATAGTTTAAAGGCTTCATTTAATCTTTTATATAAAACAAGTGAATCTGGTGCTAGGGAATTAGCAAACACGTTTGAGCAATCAAGTGGAACAAATACCGTATCCTTTTCTATAGATGGAGAAATTTACAAAAACAACTTCGGTTACTGCGACGCGTACGCAATAAACCACAAGAGCTTAGACGATATAGAAGTAGCAGCGTCAATACAGGTTTCTGACGCGCCAAACATACTGAACTGGAGTGGTACAAGCTTTCTTAATTACGACTTAGAAAATTGGTCTGGTTCTAAGAGTTATGAAACATTTGATATAGTTTATACGGGAGTAAACCAAAACAAGCTTAATAATTTTTATTACTGCACTGGCGACCATGTTTCTTCTCCAGAAAATTCTCCAACTGGAGTCAATTCTGCTTGGGGAAGCGATACTGATTTTTTCTGGTGTCCAGACGCTGGACTGCAGAACGAGGTTACATTTGATACCGTAAAGTTTGGAGAGAGGTATATAAAAAGACAAACGGTCAAAAAGAACACGGCACTAGTGCCTATATCTTATAATTTTACAGATTTACCTACCAAGCAAGCTTTTTCATTATTGCATTTTTTAGAAAACAAAGCTGGTTATAGGAGGTTTAGGCATTTAATACCATCTGTATATAACAGGCCTAAAGTTTATATATGTCAAGACTGGACCCATGAGTTCAAGTCGTTTAATGCTCATAATATACAAGTTTCTTTCATAGAAGATCCGTTAGGTGTAATTTACGAAGACAGTTAAAATGGACAGGGTTAATTTAAAAAGCAACAATACTGCAGTTTTGGCTGGTACATCTCCAGCTTTTAAGACTGTTGATGAAACGGCAATTCTATTTGGTGGAGTACAATCTAGTTCTTTTTCTATACCTGGAAACAGAGAAGTAAAAAAGCAGGTTGGATCTTGTTATTATGCTGTTGATGATCTGCCAAGACATCCAGATATAGATTTGTCTATTAGTTATCTTTATTCTCCAGCTATGGAAAATGAGAAGATTTTAGGTTTAAACGCAGATTATACTAGTATAGATTTATTACCATCAAGTCTTGATGGATCTTTTGTTTCTGGAGTTGAGTTGTTTTCTAATAACTTTTATTTTTACAATCACCCAGATCAGGGTTCAGATGCTATAGANTATTTAACATCCAGTGAAATAACNAATCCTAACAGCGGAGAAATAATATCATTTGGCAATTGTTTTTTGACTGATTATGCTATTTCTTTTGANGTTGGTAATTTACCCACTGTNTCTACTAGNTATAAATGTTCGAATATGAAGGCTGAACTTTATACTGGAAACATAGAGATGCCATCTATAAATTTATCTTCTGGAAACAATATAGGGGTAGGCGATTTAGATTTTACTGGCTTATTAACCAAGAGAGAAAATTACTTGGGTTTAGGAATAGATGTAGACTTGGCTAACCCTAAAACAGTAGAACCAGGGGATTTACAGTTATTTTTAGAAGATCTTCAGGTAGGAGGACAAAGTTTATTACAGTCAAAGCAGATTTTACAAAACTTTAATTTTAGTTTTAGTTTAGATAGGGTTGATCTTTATGGATTAGGATCTGATTATGTATTCAATAGAAAAGTCCAGTATCCAGTCAGAGGTAGTGTTACTATAAACTCTGTTGTAGCCAATTATGAAACTGGGTTTATTTCAGGAATGCTTAAGAATGAATCAAATTACGATTTTACTATAAAAGCTTTGGACTGTGAACAAATTGTGGAGTGTGAATTTAATTTTGATGATTTGAAGCTTGAGACATTTAACTATTCCTTAGATGTGAATGATGATATGCAATACTCTGCTTCTTTTTCTTTTGCAATGTATAATAAATAACATGAGAGTTAGAGTTACATATAATATAGAAGGTGGTGTTCCAGAGAATCAACCTCCCATAATAACAGACATTCCTGCACAAACCAACAATGAAGAAGATGTAATTTCTTTACAGGTGAACGCTACAGATCCAGACGGTAATAATATTTCTTATTCGGCCACGGGTTTACCAGCTGGTCTCTCTATAAATCCATCTACAGGTTTAATATCAGGAACAATAACTATTGGCGCTGAAACTTCAAGTCCGTATACTGTTACGGTAACTGTCCAAGATGATGGGTCTCCAGTTAAAAGCACTGACGAAATATTCAGTTGGGCTATTTCTGCGGTCGCCGTTAATCAACCCCCAGTTATAACGCCTATATCAAACCAATCAAACACAGAAGAAGATTTAGTTTCACTACAGGTTAATGCAACAGACCCAGAAAATGGAGTTTTAACTTATTCTGCTTCAAGTTTGCCGACAGGACTATCCATAAACTCATCAACAGGTTTGATATCTGGAACTATAAGTGTGGGAGCTGAAACTTCAAGCCCATACATTACTACGATAACAGTTACAGACGATGGATCTCCAATTGGTAGCTCTCAAATATTAGTCACTTGGAATGTTTCTGCACCTGCGGCAAATCAACCTCCAATTGTTACGACAATACCAACACAAACAAACGGTGAAGGTGATGTAGTTTCTTTGCAGGTCAGTGCAACTGATCCAGACGCAGATAACCTTTCTTATTCGGAGATAGGCTTACCAGCTGGTCTTTCAATCAACACATCTACAGGATTAATTTCAGGAACAATAAGTGCTGGCGCTGCAACATCTAGCCCATATACCACAACGGTAACTGTTACAGACGATGGTTCACCGATTGAAAGCACTGACGAAGTGTTTACTTGGAACGTTGCTGTTGTTGTTTCGGGTCCAGTAGATACATCTCTTTATGACTCTTCAGGAAATCAAATAGCTGCAAGCGTATTAAATGGGGATATACCAAACGACTATTATGCATTTGGTGCAAATGGATCAAGTTCTGCGGTTGATGTAGAGTTTGGAACTAGCTGTACGAGTATTGGTGATTATGCTTTTGGTGGAGGTAC